AAGATGCAATGACTTCTCCTGTATCAAAATCAAAGTAAGATTCTGTTACATGCTTTGTTGCGCCTTTCCAATTCTTTTCACGCTTACCAGCAAGTGAGAATGCAGAGCATGGTGGCGAACCATCAAGTATGTCAAGTTCTTTTGGCTTTAGATTTGCAACTTTTAAAAAATCTTTACCAGTCAATTTTTTGATATCGCCTGGAATAATTTTTGTATCTGGGAAGTTTGTAGAGTAAGTCTTAATTGCTTCTTCAACGAATTCGTTGATTGCAATAACTTTGCCTCCAGCAATGCGGTAGCCAGTTGAACTGCCACCACCACCAGCAAATGTGCTGACTACAGTAAAGAGTTCTCTAGCCGATGATTTTTTTACATCGTCAACAGTATAGTGATCGTATTTTGTCATAGTGTTTATTATACAGTTTCTTCTTCAAAAGTCAAGCGACTTTGTTGCCAATCACGGCAGATGTCCATCATTCTTTTACGATTGCGGAAGTTGATGATTGGATCATTAAAGAGAGATTCAAATGCCACATCAATACCAGCACACAATTGTAAATTGGTATGCTTGTTAACTTTACCAATTATTTTAAATTCTGGAAACGCATTAACTACATGATGCTTCTGAAAAGGTTTGTTGACTTCAAACCAATCAAACTGATAGAAGAAGTCTCGTATATCATCATGCACATAAGGTGTAAGATATTTCTTTCCAAACTTTTCTGCTACTCTTGTCTGCCACATCTTACCACCAAGATTGTGTGGTAGATAGTGATCATTACGATATTCATCAAACTTAGATTTTGGTGTTTTGTAATGCATACACGCTTTCTTGCTTACGCCATAGTAACCATCTGCGCCAAGTCCAGTCAATACTTCTGTCTCTTTCATGTTTGGATAAACATAGAGAAATGGAAAGCAACATTCAAACTGAGTTTTCTTTACACATTTAATTTCATTGATTAATGTAAGAAAGTCTTGTCTGAGATTGTCTGTTGGTACTTCAGTGTCAACATAGTTCCAACCCATAATTTTGCATATCTCTACTGCTTTCATTGAATCGTATGATGGACGATTCTTTAAATGAAAAGTATATCCAGTAATTTTTTTTCCAAGACGATGTGCGGCAAAAGCGACAGAAATGCTATCTACACCACCAGAGAGTAGAACCGCAACTTCTTCATCTTTTGATTTTTCTTTTATAGACTTTTCAATTAATTTATCTATCACCCAAACAAAACTCCAAATAGTATTCCAAAAATAACGATGAACAACATCAACATGAAAAATGATATGAAGAATAAAACACTCCATAACATAAATTTAAATATCATGGATTTTTCCAGACAATCATATCTTTACATTTATTTAGGAATTTTACTCCTTCATCTGAACGATATTCTTCATCATAAAAAACCTCTTTGATGCCAGACTGATAGATCAACTTTGCACACTCAATGCATGGAGCGCATGTGATAAACATTGTTGCGCCTTCTCCACTTTCTGTAGATCGTGCAAGTTTAGCAATGGCATTTGATTCTGCATGAAGAACTTCAGGTTTAGTTTTCCATTCGTGAGTGTGTTCCATATTAAAAATACCAGGTTCTATTTCTTTTCTATAGACAACTAAGTCCTCACAATCATTGTTCCAACCTGCTGGCATACCATTGTACCCAATAGAGATGATGCGATCATCTTTTACAATGACCGCACCAACTTTCTTTCTTTTTGCGCTACTGTGTTCAGCAAATAGACGAGCAACTTTCATGTAAGTGCCGATGTATTTTTCTTTCATTCTATAAGTTCTTTCTGCTCAAATCGTTGTTCTTGGATTGTTTTTTCTTTGTAGAGTTTTCTTGGATTAGAGCATATTGGGCATTCAGAAATACCACAATCCATTGCGGCATGTTTCGCAAACATATGTGGATTTTCTACTTCCATATGATGCGCTTTTGCAATTCCAACTTGCTTGCGAACATAGTTTTTCTTTTGTTGAATTCTCTTTGAATGCTTTACTTTTTGATCTTCATTGCTCATGCCGCTCTCCTAACTTTTCTTTGTAATATCATTCTCTTTCTCAATGCTCTTTGAGATTCAAAAGAGGATGCTTTAGAAGTAAAGACTTGACCTTCAAGATGATCGTATTCATGTAAACATACTCTAGCAGTCATACCAATAAACATTTCTGTTCTTGTTTCTCCAGTATGATCTTGAAAACGTATACGAACATAGTCGGGTCTCTTTACGTTTAAAAATAATAGAGGAAAACTCAGACAACCTTCTTTCATACTAATCATTTTTTCAGAAGTATCAACGATTCTTGGATTGAACAAAACAAGAGCAGGGTCACTTCTCATTGCAAAAACTCTATACGAATGTCCAACTTGATTTGCGGATAGACCAATCCCATCATTCTTTACCATTGTTTCGTAAAGACTGTCTGCAAATTCTTTTGGATTGTATGGAGGATTGTTGAAGTCAAACTCTTCACATTTCTGTAGAAGAATAGGAGAAGTTTCTGATATCAATTTCATTTCAATCATTTTGCTATCCTAGAAAAATTATTCACTTTCTCAAAACGTATCACATGAGAAAACTTATCTTGTAGCACATCACCTTTGTGAGATATGACAAACAGATTTGCTCCCTCAAGCATATTTAGTATCTTCATCAATTCTTCAGTGCCATTTGCATCCAATGATGAGTCAAAGATTTCATCAAGTATGAGTAGATTGGTATTGGAAGAATTCTTCAACTTGGATACTGCACGCCAAGTCAACATCAATGCCATATCAATTCTTTGCTTTTCACCTTCCGAAAACGATGCGTAAGTAAAGTCATCCCGATGTCTAGATTTTATACTTTCTTTGAACGATTCGTCAAGAGTAAAATTCACAAAAAAGTCAAGAGATGCCAAATACTTGTTTACCAACTTGTTGATGACTGGAATGTATTGCTTCACGATCTTTGTCTTGATACCAGTATCTTTCAGCAATGTACCAGCAGTTTCAAAGTAAAGTTTCTCTTCCGAAATAGACTTCATTGTTTTTTCCAACTCTTTCAATTCATCATTCAGTGTTTTCAATTTTGATTCTTCTGCTTCAACATTTTCATGCTTACCAGACAGACGATCAATTTCTGCTTTGAGAGTAGTGATCTGTCTTTGGCATACAAGCATTTCGCTCTGTTCAGTAGTCAATAGAGAATTCTTTTCATCAATCTCAACCAAAAGTGTTTTGATCTCTACTGTTTTTTCAAGAAGTTTTTTGTATTCATTTTCTAACTGATCAAGCGCAGTTTCAACTTCGCTTTTCTTTTTATTGCGTTCATCAGTAATGTGTGTTTTGAACTCATCGCCAATGGCTTGCTTGCATGTTGGGCAGTCAGAGTTATCATGATAAAATTCTAAATCAGTTTCAACCTTAGTCAACGTCTTTTTCAATGAAGTACGAATGCCGTCATACTTAATTAATTTGTTTTTGATTTTATCTTTGTCTGCAACTTTTTCTCGGAGTGTAGAAATTTCCGTATGCAAAAGATTACATTTTGTGTTGCTTTTTGCATATGAAATCTCGCAATTTGCAATCTCTAATTTCTGTGCTTCAATCTTTGCGTCAGTGTCTTTCTTCAACGAATCAATGAATTGAATTTGATATTGAATTTTTTCTTTCTTTATATCGTATTCATACTTTGTGTTTGTGTAGTCATCTTTAAGAATTGAATATTTTTCTTTAAGAACAACATTCATGCGAGAAAAGATTTCAATGTCCAACAAGTCTTCAATGATTGCACGGCGATCAGATGCAGACAATTGCATGAATGGAGTAAACGATGCAGAGCCAAGAACTACAATTTGTGTAAATGACTTGTAGTTAAGTTTAAGTATAAATTTTTCTAGATGTTCTTGATAGTCACGAACGGCAGCGTCTTGTTGAACAAGATTACCATCACAATAAATTTCAAAGATGTTTGGTTTTAATCCACGAATAAGTTTATATTTTTTGTTACCTGTATCAAATTCAATTTCAACAATACAATCTCTACTGTTGATAGTATTGATTAATTGCGGTTTGTTAATGTTACGAAATGCTTTCCCAAAAAGCACAAAGCACAAAGCATCAAGCATTGTAGATTTGCCTGATCCATTTGACCCGATCACAAGTGTTGTGTTGTTTTGATCAAGTGAAATTTCAGTAAAAGAATTTCCTGTGGAAAGAAAATTTTTCCATCGCAACTTACGAAATATAATCATAAAAAATTATCTAAATTTAGGACCAGTTACCCACACAACAAAAGATTTTCTAATTCCTTGAGTTACTGGTGTTACTCTATGAATTAAAAATGAGGGAAATATAATTAATTTTCCTTTATGCATTAGAATAGATGCTGGATTTTGTTCTGACCCAATATTTAATTGAAAATCACCACCAGTAAAATCTTTTCCAGGTTCACTAGCCAAAACAATTGCAGAAAGTTTTCTCGTATCAATTTCATTTTCTGGAATTTGATCAGATATAAAAGTGTCCATATGCCAGTCATATTTTCCTAACACTGAAGAGTGATACTCTGTATATTGAATTGCATCATATCCATTAATATCAAAATTGTAATAATTATTGTTTAATTCATTAATGTAATAATTTAACTTGTTGAAAAACCATTCTGTATTTTCGTTCTTATAAAAAAAATTTACTTTAGATTTTCTACCTTGAGCGGATTGAGATTCTCTTTGACTAAAGACAGTACCATCTTGAATATTATCAATGTCATAAATTACATGATTGCACATTCTATCTATTTCTTCAGAAGAAAATGCATTGTCCCAATAACAAAACGGATAAGTTATAAATCTTCTTTCTCTCGTATTATTAGTTATATTTTTATAGTTCATTCTATTTTCTCCCGAGATAGTGATTCTACATAAAGTTCACGCATCAAAGTTTTTAAGCGATTCGTGTCTGAAATATTTAGTGTCTGACTGTCAATGTAATTAGATAGAATCGTTATTGTGTCTTGAGCCTGATCAACAATTTCTTCCGTTGTTTCTTCCGCAACCGTAAAGTCTTCAACAATTGTTACATCAACAGGATTTATTTTGTACAATCCATCCAACATGCGATCAAACAGATATGGGTTCTGCTTGTTCAGTACAACCACTTTCACATAAGCATTTGTATACTTCTCATATGGAATTGCTAGAATGTCTTCCATCATTAGTTTTGCATCATCATAATTGATCTTGTAAAACATGCGATGTGGATTCTGTACATAGTCAATCTTTAAATTCTCTGTGTCTATGATACCAAATACTTTTGGATCTTTGTAGTCAGACCAGAAGAGTTCGTATGGAGTTCCAATGTAAGTTACATTGTCATTCTGCGACCGTGTATGAAAGTGACCACTGTAGACATGATTATAACTGGACAAAAACTTACAGTCAATTCCATCATGAGATTCTACTCCACGCATGAGAGGAAATCCAGCAAGTTCAAAGTGACCAAGACAAATTGGAGAAGAAGAGTTCTTTATGAATTCAAAGACTTCTTGTTCATTCTCTTTGCATATCCATGGAATCATATCAAATTTAATCCCATCAATCTCTAACGTACCTGGCTTTGACCAAAGATGAATGTTGTTATAGTCTTTGAGCAATAAGTCTGGGGAATTCACATCAAGACTTTCACGCCAAAAGATATCATGATTTCCAATCAATGCATGAAGTGTGATCCCTCTCTTTGCACACTGATCAAAGAAGTATCTTCTACTTTCAGTCAGTGTAAAGAAGTTTACATACTTACGCCGATCAAAAAGATCGCCAAGTTGAATGATTGTGCGTACACCTTTTTCCTCTAAGATTGGAAAGAATGTCTCAGAGTAAAATTTTTCGTAGTACTCATGGAAAACTTTTGAGTCTCCACGAATACCAAAGTGTGTGTCGCCAAGTAAACAAATTCTCATCGTTTTGTATTTTTGTCGTAAGTAGTTTTTAAAGATTTATCAATTGTATCACGAATGTTTTTCAAATGCAAGATAGCATTCTGACGTAAATCATATGGCGACTTACGATTGTTTACAATTTGAATCCAATGTTCAAGCTGAACTGGCATGGGTGTCTGCATCATCACTCTCCATAAATGTTTCTAAATTGTTTTTGGACTTCTTAATCTTTTTTGTTTTGACAATCCGATTCTTTTTGTTGTCTTCAAAAGTCTCAATGAAGTCACGAATGAATTCTTCACTGTAAGAGTCATGCATTGCTCCATTCAAATGTGTCATGACAAATTCTTCCCCATTGTTTTCAATGAGTGAGTTGATGACTTCGTTTTCCATGCTCTTGTACTTGATGTATAAATGCTTCTTTTCTTTTTGAATGCGCCGAAGAAAAGCATAGTAGATGATCTGTGTGAAATACGCAAATGGATTCTGCGATTTGTCTGGATCAAAGTTGTCAATGTAGAGAAGGCAATTTTCCACACCATCAGATACCATATCTTCTTTGAATGTATAATTGGAAAAATTAGGCTTTCGTGCTAGATGTGTTGCAATCTTGAAGAGACAATCGCCAATGTAGTTTGGCACTCTTGGACGCTCTTTGTTCATCTCTTTGGCTTCAAGCACTGCAAGCCGAAATGACTTCATCTCTTCCAAAAATTTTGTATTGTCCACATAATGTTTATTTTTTGAATTGCTCATATTTACCTCACTTTGAATTGACAAACGCTTGACAACAATGTAGAATGACTGTGTGAGAGATGATCAATGATAAGTAGTATTTGAAGAATTTTTCATCATTGAAACTAACTTCTCAAGTTCTGCTGATAGATCATCCACAGTATTCAATTCTAAATCTTCTTCTTTATTCTTTGAAGAAGTCTTTTGATCATAATCTTCATAGATTTCCAAGTACGACTTTCTAAACTCATTTGCTGGCTCTGCAACAGATACAATTGAAGACTTAAACACTCTTACAGGCAAATTGAAATCAACTGTAGGGTCCCACTTGATCATAACCACATTAAATGTTTCTTCTCCTCTAGGAGCAATTAGAATTTTAATTGGACGATGAACATCAACATAAGTAGCACCTTCAGTTTCAACTGAACCAATGATGGTTTCTCCTGTTGCAAGTTTAAGTACTTTACAATGCATATTTATTCCTTTAAATTGATTGTATAAATTTTATACTCAAACTTCTCATCGTTATATATTTTCATACGCTCCATAAAATGATCTAACGTAAAATTCTTTCTACTCTTATACGACATATCATCTGCTATATCAAACAATGTTGCAGATTCTTTATTGCTTCCTATTCTTAAACCACGCCCAATAGATTGAAGAGTACGAATTTTGGATTTAGAAGGAGAAGCAAAAATAATATTGTGAAGATTACGAATGTTAATTCCTGTACTAAAGGTGCCATACGATGCAACGATGATGGCATTATTTTCTTCTTCGGTAATTCTTCTGACGTTCTCACGATCATCCACATCAACACCACCATGAATAAAGAAGACAGGACGTTCTTCGTTCTCAAGCATATCATACAGGACTTTCCCATGTTTGTCAACAAATTGATAAAGTAAAAGTGTATTCCCTTTCAGACTTACCGCTAAGTTCCGAATGAATCTATTTCTTGAAGTACATCCAATTAAATATTTGATCTCATCTTGATACTTTAAATTTTTATTTTGAAAACAAATTACATCACTGTGTTTGAGAATCAATGCTTTAATTTTTAAATTTGCAAGCTGATTTGACTCCATCAATTCTTTTGTTGTTACAATCTTTTTAACTGTACCAAACAACCCTTCAAGCACTAACTTGTGTGTCTGTGTTCCATCAAGTGTTCCTGTAAGTCCAAATCTGTACTTACAATCAGTCAGGCTTGTCAGTATAGATGTCAGAGACTTTGCTTTAAACAAATGTGCTTCATCACCAATTACTAAATCAAACTGATCAAACCAATTCTTTGGCATCTTGTAAATTGATTGCCAAGTTGAAATCACAATTTGTGATTTCGTGTGTTTATCAGCACCAGCCATAATTTGATGTACATATTTATCGCTATCAAATCCATAGTCTTTGAAATCTTTTTGCAATTGTGCAACAAGAGATATTGTAGGAACAATGATAAGTGTCTTTACATTGTACCATCTTGTCAACAAATAAATGATGAGTGATTTACCCGATGCAGTTGGAGAAAGTAGCAATGCACGATTGTTTCTTACGCAATGTGTGAATGCTTGTATTTGATAATCTCTCGCTTCAAATGGAAAACCAAGTGTATCTGCAAATTCTTTTGCTTCAACTAACGAGAAATTCTCAGTAGTTGAAAGTTCTTTTGAAATTTCTAGTTCATAGTCTCGCTCATGGCAGAATGATTGTAGATATGCAAGAAGCCCAATGTAAAGTGTATTGCTCTGACGATTGAATAGACGAATCTTACCATCAAAAATTTTATTTTTGAAAGCAGGCATAAATTTATACCCTGGCACAAAAAACGTAAAGTACTCACTGAGTTCCATAGCAATGCCAGAGTCGCATTCGCATCTCAGATATACTTCATTTATTTTGTGAACAAATAATTTATTGGATACCATTCGTAAATTTAGACCAATTGATTGCGTTGGATATCTGATAGTTTCTTTGATTGACGTTCTTGATTACTTCTTGAAGAAAATCTAATTTCTCTTGTTGATTGACAATGCGAATGTTATTCGCTATAATGTCTTTGTCTGATTCAAGATACATATCAATTTCATTTTTCATTAGACGCTTTTGAAATGGTTCCCAGTTCTCAGCATCTAATTCTTCTTGCGACATACGACCATTGTAGTATTCATACTTTTTCAAAAATAAATCTTTTGACTGAAACTGAAGTGCTTTGTGCTTTCTTCGTTCCTCAAAATAAATTTTAAGATACTTGCTATGCAGTTCTGGAATTCTCAAAGATTCTTTACCAAGTTCAGTTGAATCCAATGACGAATCTTTGCGCCACTCTTCCATTAGTTGATCTAAAGTCATGTTCCATCCTCACGATATCATTTTGTATCATTATAACACAATCAAGTTACTTTTGCAAACTCATAGTATGTATAGTCAAAAGAAACTGAGGATGTGAGAAACTCTTGAGATTCGGTAGCAGAAAACTGGATCTCTCCAATGTCTGTTGGATACATGTCAGTGAAGGTAACTTTCCAATTTGGATTGTTTGAGTTCGTTTTGATCAGCAGAGTCCCATCAGAATAGATGTCTGTGTTTGACCCTGGTTCCCCAGTAAGTCTGCCTCTTTTGTCAAAGCCAGTTGGATTGCCAAGATTTGTAATCCAATCATAGATTTCATACCACGATCTCAAGTCTTCATCAAGCATAAACGTAACTGTCATTGTATTGAATACAATAATGTTCCCTGGTACTTTCAATGCAGTAAATGGGGAATTGACTTGTGTTGACTGCAATGTGATTGATGGAAGATTGATACTTTGAACAAGAAATGTAAAATTTGGAATTCTATCTAAAGAGAATTCAAATTTATTGTTTGAAAGAAAACTCTTGTTGACTGGGTCTGTCTGTAATGTTGTCATATATGTATCCTTAAAGCGTCTTATGATCTATTTATGCACCATAAAAAAGAGGACACCGAAGTGTCCTCTTTCAAGTCCGATCTGTGTCGGCTCAATCTTACATGAGATTTGAAATAGCGATCTTACGATAGTAAACGTTATTACCAATCTGAATGTCACCAAGTGGTGCTGTAAGAGAAGCATTTGCAGTGTAAGCAAATGGGTTAGCAACCATTCCGTAACGTGTCTTGAAGCCAATTTTTGGTTGGAATGTATCTTGTCCAACTGCACGAACCATTTGAAGTGGAACATATGGGCAGTAGAAAAGACCTGCGTCAAATGCTGAAGTTCCCTTGTAGCCAATTGTAGCGTAGTGAACGCCTGAAGAAGCGGCAAAATATGGATCAATGTAAACACGAATACGACCGTTAAGAACACCAGCAAATGTATTGCCTGTGTCATCAACTTGTAGATTGTTTGTAAGTGCTGGTGTGTAATCAAGAACACCTGCCATCTGAAGTGCTGAAGCAACATCAGAAGAGCAAAGCATAATGTTACCTTTACCGCGGCGTGTTGCTTTTGCAATTGCATTAGACTCACGCTCAAGTTGGAACATTAAACCTTTGAACTTCTCAACTGACCAACGACCGTTTGCATCAACATCAAGGTTGAATGTGCCAGAAACTGCCACATTCTCTTGTGCGCCTGATGTAGCGGTACGATTGATTTGACGAACAACTTCACGATTGATTTCAGCAAGAATCTCTGTAGAGAGAATGTTTGCAAGTTCTTGTTCAGCGTCAAGACCGTGAACTGCTTTAAGGTCTTGTGCAAGTTCCATTGTGTATTCTGCTTTTAGCGCACGGCTACGAGCAACAACAGAAACTTTCTCAATGCTGAATGCCATTTCTTGGAATGCTTGACCAACACCGTCACCAAGTGCTTCTGCTTCTGCAGTTGTTAGACCTGTACCAACTGTGTAGTTGTTAGCAACGTCAGCCGCAACTGGTGTTGCACCTGTTTGGCCTTGTGCAGTATTTGGAAATGCAGTATTTGCTTCGCCGAAGAGTGCTTCTGAACCGCTTTGTGATGTGTAGCGTGAACGCATTGCAAAGATAAGCCCTGTTGGACCTGTCATTGGCTGAACGCCGCAAATATCATAAGCAATAAGATTTGGCATTGAACGGCGAACCAGGCTAATCAGCACTGGATCATAAATGTCGATTGCGCCATCGCCTGCTACTGAAGAAGAAGCTCCAAAGTTGTTTGTTGGTGCGGCTTCTGTTAGAAGAGATGTTGGTGCCTGATATCCGCCAGAAGAATTCTCACGGCATGAGAACTCTTGGTTCTCAAGAAGTTGTGCAACAACTGCTCTTTTATGTGTATCCTTAATTGCTCCAAGTTCAGGGTGATCAAGGACTGGTGCCCATTTTTTAACTAAATGTTGAACATTCATAGTTTTCTCCTTTGAGGTATTATTTTGATTTATTTATAAAAAAGTTATTTTCTAATAATCATTGAAAGATTTTTAACGTAGTGATCCATAATTGGTGAGAACTGCTCATCCAATTGAGACTCATCAGGTCCAAACTGATCATTCTTTGAAACTACTGTTTCTTCTTTCTTAGACTCTTCAAAGTACTTTTTCTTTGTAAGAGTAACTTTTTCTTTATAATCTTCTTCAGAAATGAATTCAATGTTTTCTGCAAGAGATTGAAGTTTGGCAAACTGAACTTCTGTTAGACCTTCTGAAACTTCGTCAAGAATAACTGTCTTCTTGTAGTCATTGATTTCATTGCTTAGATTTGCATTTTCTGTAATTGTTTTATCCAATTCAGATTCAAGTTCGTCTACTTTTGCAGCCAATTCTTCAATGATGTCTACTTTGTCTTCTGGAACATTAATGTAATGCTCTGTGAAGAGATTCTTTAGACCGACCATGAAGTCTTCTGCAATTTCAGAACGAATGCCTGAGTCAATTGCAAGCTGGTGTTCTTCTGTCCACTCGTTGACAACATACTCAAGATACTCGTCAACTTTGGATACAATGTTTTCTGTAATTTCTGAAACTTGCTCTTCAAGTTTTTGTTGATACTCTTCTTCAAGAGTTTTTACTTGTGCGGATACTTTAGCAAGAACGGCTGCTTCAAAAATTGCTTTTGCGTTTGATTTGAATTCTTCAGAAAGTTCTTCGCCAGAAAAGATTGCATTGATGTCTGCATCAATGTCTTCTTTCATTTTTTTGTACTTTCCTTCTTTCATTTTCATTTTTTTGCCATTTTCTTCTTCATCCTCATCTTCATCATCATCTTCGTCCTCATCTTCGTCCTCATCTTCATCATCTTTTTCTGCCATCATTTTATGCTTCTTTTTTTCTTCTTCTAGATCATTAACTTCTTTTTGATCTTTTTGAGGTGCTTTAGCCATAATTCTCTCCTTTACGGTATTTAAA